TATTGTTTATTTTTTATTGCAAAATAAAGGTTTTGGTGGTAGTATTTAACTATGGATAGATTAGATAAACAATGGTTAGTTTTTGAAGCTTTTGGGGTTAATTTCCCTTGGAAGGATATTAAAGATCTTTCAGAAGAGGATCTAGATTATCTATATAATAAGGCTGATGAAGCTAAAAAGCGTCACGAAGCCGCTATGGAAGCTCAAAAACAGCAACAGCAACAGCAGCAAGCTCAAATGGCTGCTATGCAAGCCGCCCAACAAGGCGGAGGCGGGGGAAATATCATCAACCCCAATCAAGCATACAGTTTTGAGCAACCCTAGTTGAAAAAGGTACTTGATACCATACAATTACTTTGTTTGACAGCCTACTATTTAGTGGCAGCTGTATTTGTTGGATTGTATTCTTTTATAACTAACATTATTAAAAAAGAATGAATTTATTATTTGACAGAGTATATGTAATAAATTTAAAAAGAAGACCAGACAAGTTGAAACATGCAATGGATCAACTTGCTCAACATGATATTCTAGGCTCTATTCCCATAGAGGTAATTCCCGGTGTCGATGGTAAGACAGAAATCAATGATGATTTTTTGGCGGCTAATAATTATGAAATTTATGATAAATGGAAAGACCCTTGGTGGGGTCGCTTTAGCTTAAAGGGTGAAATTGGATGCAATATTACTCATCATAAAATTTGGGAAAAAATATCAGAACAAGAAGAAACAATATTAGTCCTTGAGGATGACATAGTATTAGAGAATGATTTCTTTAATAAAAGTCTACAAATAGCACCGCAAGTCAAAAATTTAGATTTTGATTTTCTTTATATAGGTAGAAAAGCAATTTTTCCAGAAAAAGAAGAAAGATTAACTGATTTATTATTAGTTCCGAATTATAGTTATTGGACTTGTGCTTATGTGATTACTCCCAAAGGAGCAAAGAAATTATCAAATGGTGGATACGAAAAAAAGATTAATATTCCTACTGATGAATATTTGCCTTATATGTATGGTAGTCCTCATGAATTTACAGAAGATATATTTGATTGTCCTCAAAATTTAAAAGCTTATGCATTAATAAACGATTTAGGAGAGCCCCACAACGAAGCTTTCATGGATAGTGAAACTGAAAATTCTCAACCTTATCAAATTTTAGAAAGAGAAGATGCAAAGGTCTTTGCGTTTGCTACAGAGGCCAATGATGGCCTCAAAATGCTATATGAGAGCAGTTTGAAGTACGGTATACCATTAGAGTATGTGGGACTAAATAAAGAGTGGAGTGACGGAAATAAGGCTCGGCTTGATTATCCCGGAGGTGGACAAAAAGTAAATATGCTCAGAGAAACCATCAAAGATATGGTGGACGATACGCTAGTTATCTTTACGGATGGCTACGATGTATTGTATAATGAAAGTTTAGATTTAATTCTTGATAAATTTCAAACTTTTGACACAAAAGTGCTTTTTGGTGCGGAAGCATCTTGTTGGCCCGACGAAAATCTAAAAGAAACTTATCCCGAAGTAGATTCACCTTTAAAATATTTAAATTCAGGAGTAATCATTGGTTATGTAGGAGAATTAAAAAGAATTACTAATGAAGATATTAGTGATACTGATGATGACCAACTATATTATACCAAGAAATATTTATCAGGTGAGTTTGACATTAAATTAGATCATAAATGTGAAATAATTCAAAATTTATCATTATTTAATAATGTAAGAATAAATAAACTAAAATCAAAATTAGAAAATACCCTTTTTGGGACTGTTCCATCTATTGTTCACGGAAACGGAGATGTTCATGTAAAAATGGCTCTTTATAGAATGTTTAATTATTTAGTTAACTTTAAAAATCATTATGGCTATACCCCCGTTAATGAAATTGAAGTAAATGAACTTCCAAAAGTTGGATATAGCATTAACCTTTCAGAACTCCCCTCAACTTTAGAAGAATCTTTACAAAATCTATTAGATATAGATTATGATAAACAAAAAATTTATTTACATTTAAATATGGGGCATGAAGTGGAACTTGCTGTTACTCATCCCGTAATGCAGGATTTAATGTCATTTGCAGAATTCTTTTATACTGAAAATCATCAAAAAACGAATATTTTACGAGAAAATGCATTTAAACAATTTTTGGAGGAAGATGTTGATTATTTATTTACTATTGACAGTAATTGCAGAATCAAAAATCCACATATTTTACAAGATTTAATAAAAAACAATAAAAAATGCGTATCTCCATTTTTAAGACACGAATCATCTCAATTTTCAAATTTTTGGAATGGAGAAAAAAGAGATTTTAAAGAATTTCAAACTACAATGATGCCTGTGACTTCAGGCATACCAGATGAATATAATGCAATTTACAACGGAGCTTTACGAGGATGTTTTAATGTTTTATTTGCAGATAAGTGTTTTTTAATAAAAAAAGATATTTTACCTAAAATTCAAGATTTTTACCGCAAAAACAACGAAGGATATCCCGACAGAATTAATTTTTGTGCTAATATGATTAATGAAGGCTTTCATATGTATTTAGACAATAAAGAAGAATATGGAATTATTGTGTAATTATTTTAAATAATGCCTCAAACCTCAGACCCATATAAATTTGTTGCTTCTACGGAAACTAATATCCCCGGAATAGCTCAAGCAAAAGGAGATCCTATTTATCCTACTACCGAGGGTAGTGCTGCCGCACACAATCTTCAAAATCAACCAATACGTTTCGATGGAACTACTTACGGAACATTAAGTTCATTAGGTGCAAGTAATTATTTTGATAATGTTTGGATGCCCCAGCCTAAAACCCGGGAAACAGATCACCCACATAATGCCTGTACTAGCGATTGTTATGGTCCCAATCATGCAAATCCTACCTATGATGACGATTACCGTTATTGGCCAGCTAAACGAGATAGAGAAGGTGGAATAGTAGGATCAATTTATACTTCAACTATTAATACAGGACCGGGATGTTTGCGTTATAGTTCTGTGAATGCAAAAAGTTCTGATGAAGGACATTGGAATACTACTTACGGTTCTCATTACGCGCACACCGGACATCATTTAGGTTCGCCAGCTTATAATACTGTTTATTATACAACTCCAGACGATAATACTTTTTTAGATGGAAGTAATTTTACTGTTTCTAATTATATAACTTCTTTTCTTGCTAAGTTTGCTCCGGGATATTTTGTTGGTTGTTGTACTAATACTGTCATAGATGATAGAATGATACTCGACTCTACAAAAAAATGGGGAAGTTTTGGTCCTAATAATATTAGATTAGGTGTTCATTATTATGATGATGATGAATACGGAAATGGATGTGGTAAATACGGTGGTGGATCAGATTGTTGTGGGGGTGGAGTTGGCGATCTGGGAAATGAATTATTAACATGTGGACGAATTTTTAGACCAGATTCAATTTCATCAGATGCATACGTGTCTCAGGCTCCAGATTGGGAAATAGCAGGAATTCGAGTCGGTAATACTGCTGACACTGATGCTGGTTATGCATGGTTAAAACCTTCTGAAACATATGCTTGGACAGAGAGTGATGTATATAATTCTTCTGAACCTACTCAGGTTTCTAATAATCCTCCGGGTAAATTTGGAGTAGTAGACAACAAAAGAACTAATAGACATTACAATGTTGTTAGATGTATGCAATCTGTTTTGGGAGATGAAGCTAATCCAGAAAGTCCAGATGGAACAGAAGATTTGGGTGACACCCCATCTACGTCAGAAAGATGTACCGCTGGGTGTTTACAGTTAAGTAGCGTACCTAATTGGTTTGTAAACGAAGGGAAAACTTATACTTCGTCTACTTCTGTATAGTTTTAGTGTATATTATATTAGAGGTAATTAATTTATGCCTAGAAAAAAGAATGAAAACACAGGCAGGCTTAAGATTCGCGGGGACAAAGATTTAGCCGAAGAAATATCAAATGAAAACATTACTGAAAAATTTGTTATTGAAAACCCAATTAAAAGACAAATCAGAATAAATCAATTCCCTTGGACTGAAAAACAAAAAGATTTCTTTAAAGTCGCACTTCATCCATCTACAAACATCGTTTTTGTAAACGGACCGGCGGGTACTTCTAAAACACTTTTATCTGTATATTGTGCATTACAGATGTTAAACATGAAAGTTATTTCTGATATTATGTATTTAAGATCAGCAGTAGAAAGTTCAGACAAAAGCTTAGGGTTTTTACCGGGTACAGCAGACGAAAAATTAAAGTTTTTTAATTTACCTTTTTTAGATAAATTAGATGAATTATTAGGCGAAGGTAAGTCAGAAAAATTAATGACCGAGAAGCGAGTCAGCATGTTTCCTGTTAATTTTGCGAGAGGTATGAATTGGAATGGTAAATGTATAATTCTGGACGAAGCCCAGAACTCTACACTTAAAGAAATAACTACTGTCTTGACCAGAATGGGAAAGAACAGTAGATGCTTTATTTTAGCTGATCCAATGCAAACTGATCTTAAAAGTGAACATTCCCAAGGTGGTTTTCAAAAAATGTTAAAAACTTTCTCGGACGAAGAAAGTCTGCAACATGGTATTTATACTTTTAATTTTACAGAAGAGGATATCATGAGATCCGAACTTGTTAAATTTTTAGTTAGCAAAATTAATAAAATTAAGGAATAATATCATGAAGGAACAACATCCTGAAGCAGCCCAATATAAAGAATTAGCAAAAGATATGAAATTTCATGAATCAAAGCAATTTGAAGCAGATGATCAAAAAGTAGCGTTAGTAGATATAGACGAAACTGTTTGTTGTTATGGAGAAAAGCGTCAATACGACCTAGCTATCCCAATTCAAAAAAATATTGATAAAATCAATAAGCTTTATGATGAGGGATGGAAAATTATATATTGGACAGCTAGAGGTGGTTCAGAAAAGTCTAAAGCTGCTGGTAGGTGTTATTACGATTATACTTGGAAGCAATTAGAGTCATGGGGATGTAAATTTCATGAGCTTTCTACTGGGTCCAAGGGCTCTTATATTAAACCTGCTTGCGATTTAGTGATAGACGATAAAGCCAAAAGAATTGAAGAATTGTAAATTAATTGACTTTTCTTAAAAATGGTGTAATATTTACCATGAAGACTTTAATAATTTTATTTACAGCAGCTTTTGCAATTGGTTGTAATTGGGCAAATTCCGGATGTACGGAATGCTCTTGTGAAGCAGGATGTTGCTCATCCGACAAATGTTCAGTAGCCGATTGCAATTGTGCCTGTAAAGAATAAATTTGGGAGTGTACTGGTTTCGACTTAGGGCCAGAAACTCAAATTGCAAGTAGGAGATGATAGTTGGCTCCTTAAAAATCTATCAAAGGTATTCAACTGCCGATAATATTGTTGATATGGCCCCTTCACTGGCTGAAGCTGACGAGATTCTCGCCAAGCACGGCTGGGCTGAAGAGGTTGCTGTAGCTGCGTAAGCTACCCGTCCTACTCTGGATGCTCGTTAAGGAGCTAGGGCGTCGATAACGGGCAAAACACTGGTTGAGTCTGGTTGAGTCTCCAGTAGATTAAAAAAAGATAGACCAAACTTTACGTGAAGTTGCCGGTTTCAGACACGTATCGTATTAAACCGGATAAACTTGTAGTATATTTGTGTTGATAGTTTTAAGGACGCGGGTTCAATTCCCGCCACTTCCACCATTTTTATGGCTAGACCTAAAAATATAAATAAAAAGTTAATAAAGGGGATTCACAATTGTGGAGCTTCTTATAATCAAATTTCTAAACATCTAAGTATATCTAAATCTTCTATTTCTTATCATCTTGGTAAGGGGGTAAAAGAAAGAATGTTTAAGTATAGAAAACAACAATTTAAACAAAACCTTATGTTTGTTATTGTAAAAAAAGCAGACAATTTTAAATCTAAAAGATTTACTATAAAGGAAAAAAAACCAACCAAATACAAAAGTATAGAAAGAATTATGAATGCTAAATCACAGACTTTTAAAAAAGAATACAAAGGAAAAAATAAAATGAAACGAAAAAATAATACCGGACAGGGGAACTTTTCAAAACACTGGACTGCGAAAGAGGCTCTTGAACATATTGGAGGAAAAGATAATTCTTACTGTTATTTAACAGGAGAAAAATTAGATCTATTTAAATCTGATTCATATCATTTTGATCACATTTTACCACCCATTAAAGGTGGAACAAACGATTTGTATAACTTAGGAGCAGCAACAAAAAAGGCCAATCAATCAAAAAGTGACATGACGGTAGAAGAGTACCTTAAGTTATGCAGTAAAGTTTTAGAACATCATGGATATTCTGTAACTCCTCCCAAAAATTAAAAATTATTTACAATAGCTTGTATTTCTCTTAATTTAAGTATTTGATTATAATATTTTTCTTTTAGTTTGGCATTGTGTTCACCATATCTATATTGATGATCTGTATTTTCTTTAATTTCTTTTTCTAAGAGTTTAACTAATAGCTCTTTATGTTCTTTAATTAGTTCTACCTTTTGGCTAATACTTATATGATTCATTTTGGCCTTTTGGAATGAGATTCTAATTTGTTTACTATTTTTTCACACTCATGAGCTAAATGATTAACCGTATACGCTTCTTGTTTATCTTTGGAAATAGAGAAGGAAAGGTTCATTATCTCTTTGAGGTTTTTTTTGAGTTCTTTACAGGCTTCTTGTTCGTATTCCATAAAATATCCCTCTATTATATTTTACAGTTAAAAATTTAAAAAAAGTTAATTATTTTATGTTTTTTTTATGTAATATTTAAATATGAAGATTTATTGTGCACAATGCGGAAACCCAACGGCTTATTTTGGCCCAAAGCCTAAATTTTGCTCGTCGTGTGGAAATCCGTTATCAGCATTAGCTAAAAAGGAAAAGGAAGAACAAAAGAACTACGAAATTCATGAAGATATAGATATGGAAAATGACCCATCTGAGAATTTCAATTTAGGCAACATGGATAAATTAGAAGTAGAAATAAATCACCAAAAAAACAATAACGTGACTTTTGGTCAACTCATGGAAAATTCAGCAGATGCTGAAATGAAAGGGGATATAACCTTTACAAAAAAACCAAGTGTCCCCGAACGCACTTCAGAGCAAGTCATAGAAGATTTCCGCAAAGAAGCAGGTACACTTCGAAATAATAATGCCTAGAAAAAAGAAAAAAATAACATTTGAAGAATCTATAGAATTAATCGACGCGGAATTACAAAAAAGAAAAAACAGATGGAGCTTAACAAGCTTATCGTGGATGGATTACGATGATGTATCGCAAATTATAAGAATTCACATTTATAAAAAATGGGACTTATATGATCAGGCTAAACCATTGGCTCCTTGGTTAAATAGAATTATATCTAATCAAATAAAAAACATAATAAGAAACAATTACGGAAACTATGCTAGACCATGTTTGAAATGTTCGGCTTCAGATGGAGATAATGGATGTGAAATATACGGAAAACAATGCGTTGATTGTCCTTTATATGAACACTGGTTTAAAAATAAAAAAAGAGCACACGATACCAAATTACCTGTCTCATTAGAAAATCATCCGCAAGAAATATACAACAAACCATCGGATGCTTTCGATATAGAAACAGAAGCAATAAATCTTCATAAAAATATGAAAAAGATTTTAAAACCTATAGAATGGAGGGTATACAATTTTTTATATATAGAAAACAAAACCGAGAATGAAGTAGCTAAAGCAATGGGGTATGTAACATCAGAAAAAAATAGACAGCCCGGATATAAACAAATTAAAAATATTAAAAAATCAATAATCAGAAAAGCAAAACAACTTATAAGAGAATAATGAAACTTAGCGAAGAACATCAACAGAAAATTTTAGATGCATGGAATTCCAGCAAAGACGAACCGCCGTCTTTAATGGAGTTAACAGAATTATGTTTTGGAGAAGGGTTTGATGGAAGAAGTAAAGAGGGAAGAGCGGTAAAAGATTTTTTAGCTACTAGACAATTAAGGGCAAGAGCTTCTGACGAATATCAAGCTAAAGGACTATTAGAATTAACTAAAGACCAAGAAGAATTTATAGACAATAATTTAAGCAGTATGAAAGCTGTAGAAATAGCTAAAGTTATGTATAGAAACGAGCAGCTAACAAATCTCAGCCAAGAGACTAGAACTGTCGCAGAATACATTAAAAACAACTCTGGGGGTATGGAACCCTATGAAAGACCAGAAAACGTCCCTACGGACGAATACAAGCCACCAAAGACCATTCCTGTGATGATGGCAAGAGTCAATAAATATGTATTAAATGGAATAGACAAAGAAAAATTGTCACCCAAAATTAAAAAAGATTTAAAATCTTTAATTGGTTATTTACATACATTTAGATTTAATCACCAAATCAATAGTTTAGCAGCCACAACAGATAGAGAATTATTTGAAAGTAGCTTTGTTAGATATACTTTTGATAAAGGAGATTTAACCCAAGAGGAGGTTGATCAATATATAGTATTAGCAACAGAAGTTGTCATCGCTTCAAATATCCAAGCAAGAATAGAACATCTTCAAAGATTATTAGATGAATCCGCTGACGACACAGAAGGCAGAAGAATCGCAATGAGCTTGGTAGAAGCAATTAGCTCTAGACAAACTGAATACAACCAATCAGTAAATAGACAACAAAAATTACTTAACGACCTTAAAGTTAAAAGAAGCGACAGAATGAAACAAATGTCTGAGGCTTCAGCAAGTGTCGTTAATTTGGTTGAGATGTGGAAAGAAGAAGAATCAAGAAAACAAATGATTCAATTGGCAGAATTAAGAAAAGAGGCTCTTTCCGAAGAGATCAATAAACTATCAGACATGGATGAAATTAAATCTAGAATTATGGGGATTAGTGATGATGAGGTTTTAAATGGTTAAATGCGCTGAATGTGGACAAGAGTTTGAAACAGATAAGCAACTTCACGCTCATCTGAAAAAACACTCTTTAAGAGTAGTGGAATATTATCAAAAACATTTTCCAAAGTATGATTTATATGATAAGAAAATAATCAGATTTAAAAATAAAGACCAATATTTTAGAGATGATTTTAATACAATAACAAATCTTAAAAAATGTCTTAAAGACAAGCCTCTAGAAGAATCTAAAGCTTATTGTCAAAATATATTAACCAAAAGAAAACACACTAAAGAAATAGAATATTCTCCCACTCAAGTGGAATTAAGAACTATACTAAGTCCACCCATTCAATATTATAATGATATATTTTTTGATTATTATGGCCTTTGCGAAAAGATAGGGTTTAAAAATAAATATCAAAATCCATCACAAATTATTGATGGTAAAGAATATGATGACAACGAATATAAAATACTAATAGACACAAGAGAACAAAAACCTTTAAAGTTTAAAAGAGAAACAATTTCTCAAAAATTAGATTATGGAGACTATGCCTTTAGCCATCCGGAGCATTCTTGTAATTGTCACATAGAAAGAAAATCTCTTTCTGATTTTATTAGTACAATAAGCGGAGGTTATGATAGATTTATAAATGAACTAGAAAGAGCTAAAGACAACGATGCGTATTTGGTAGTTTTAGTCGAAGAAAGTTTAACAAACGCTTTAAGTTTTCAATATCTTCCTCATATATCAAAAAAGATAAGAGCGACACCTGAATTTATATTTCACAGAGTTAGAGATTTAATTCAACAATATCCAAATGTTCAATTTCTCTTTGTTGATGGAAGAAAAGAATCTTCAAGAATTGTGGAGCTTATTTTTACATGCGGGTGCATTTATAAAGAAGTAGATTTACAATTAGCTTACGATACAAAAATATTATAATGTGGTACTGTCCAGACAAATACAAAAAAGAAACCCCTAATATAAATCAAGACTTAATGAAGCTTGAGGGATTTTTACATGATAAGGAAGCTAAAATATCTTTAGCCAAATTTTTAAGATATAATTTAGCTTTTACTACAGAATTAATTTCTGGAATTAAGCTAGCCCCATTTCAAGAAGTTACGCTTAAAGGATTTTTTAATCGAAATTTTTCTATGTGTGTTTGGGGTCGTGGTTGCGGCAAATCATTTATAGCTGCAGTTTACTGTTTCTTACAATGTATATTTGTACCAAAAACTAAGATTTTAATAGCTGGTCCAACTTTCAGAACGGCTAGATTCATTTTTGAGAATTTAGAAAAGTTTGTAGATTCAAAAGGTGCAGAATTATTAAAGCAATGTTTTGGAGCAAAATCAAAAAGGAACGATCAATTTAAATGGGATATAAATGGAGGCACAATTACGGCTATTCCATTAAGCGGGGAAAAGATTCGTGGTTTCCGTGCAAACGTTCTAGTGCTTGACGAGTACCTTCTTCTTCCAGAGGAAACAATCAAAACCGTTTTAATGCCATTCTTGGTAGCTCCTCAAGATATGGCTGACAGAATTAAAATTAGAGAAATGGAAGACAAGCTAATCAAAAAAGGAGCCATGAAAGAGAGTGAAAGAATGGAGTTTAAAAATAATTCTAAAATGATTGCCCTTTCTTCCGCTAGTTACACTTTTGAAAATTTATATAAAACATACCAAGAATGGATGGGTAAAATTTATTCAAAAGAAGAGCTTGATGCAGATTACTTTATATCACAAATGGGATACCAAGCGCTACCTAGTGAAATGATTGACACTACAATTATTGAAGAAGCTCAAAATGGCGGTCAGAGTCACTCTAGTTTTCAGCGAGAATATTGCGCTCAATTTACGGATGGAAGTGATAGTTATTTTAGTGCCAAAAAAATGCACGAATGCACTATACCAGATGGCGAAACTCCAACAACTAGAATAAGGGGTAAAGCGAGTTCTAAATATATACTTGGAATTGACCCATCTTTTTCAAATAGTCCTACCTCTGATTATTTTGCGATGTCTATTTTAGAGCTAGATGATGAATCTCGTTCAGGAACTTTAGTCCATAGTTATGCTGTTGCTGGGGGAGATTTAAAAAATCATATAAGATATTTACATTATTTAGTAAAGAACTTTAATTTTGAAATGATTATTATTGATAATGCTGGTTATCAATTTATCGATGGAGCAGTAGAATCAAAAGACTTTAAACAGAACAGTACAAAGTTAGAATTTTTAGATTTTGATAGTAATAAAGAAGGTGAGGATTATAATAAAGAATTAAAAAAATTAAAAAACTCTTTAAATAAAGAATCTGGAAAAATTGTATTTAAACAAAACTTTACTAGTGATTTTATTCGTAGAGCTAATGAGCATCTTCAGGCTTGTATTGATCACAAGAAAATATGGTTCGCTTCTAGAACAACTGCAAATGGGGCAGAATTTGACAAAGCTTCAAATACTCACGTAAATCTCAAACAAGCTGGTGAAAAATCAATATTAGATTTAATTGAACATCAAGATGAAATGATATATCAAACCAAGAAACAGTGTACTCTGGTTGAGGTTAAGAGTACCGCAAAAGGCTCTCAGACTTTCGATCTACCACAACATCTAAAACGTTCTACAAGCTCAAATAAAGCCAGAAAAGATAATTATACAACTTTAATGTTGGCAAATTGGGCAACTAAGGTATATTATGATATGCAAAATGTGCAGGTTGAGAATATAAATGCGACATTTGAGCCTAAAATCTTTAGATAAGGTGTAATATACAACATAAAATGAAGAAGCAATTCACAAAACCGGCTAAACAAGCCAAAAACTTAAAACCTAAAAAGGAAAGTGTAGCCAAAGAGGGCAAAAAACCCGCTAAGACTACTACTCGGAGAAAGAAGCTTAATACGCTTGATGACATTACTCCAATATCAGCCTCCTTAGACCAGTCTTTTGGCGCAGATGCGACAAGAAGAAATAAAGCCGGATCAGTAGAAAGAACCAATAGATTTTCTAATATTGATGATGGACTAATCCCGTTTAAGCATAGCGGAACTTATCAAAAACAAACAAACATACAGATAAAGGATGCTGTAATTCTTTGTCAGAAAGCATATTATAATTATGCAATGTTTAGAAATGTTATTGATTTAATGACAGAATTTTCTTCAAGTAATATTTATTTTAAAGGGGGTAGTAAAAAATCCAGACAATTTTTAGAGGCTTATTTTAAAAAAATAAACCTTTGGGGTTTTCAAGAAAAATTCTTCAGAGAATACTATAGATCTGGTAATGTTTTTGTTTATAGATTTGATGCAGCATTACAAAACCAAGATCTTAAAAAAATAACAAAGACATTTGGATCATTGGGTGCTATGTCAGATAATTCAGAAATACCAATCAGATACATGATATTAAACCCCGCTGACATCACAATGCATGGAAATATTTCTTTTAGTGATGGAGCCTATTTTAAGGTTGTTACAGACTACGAACTACAAAGACTCAAAGACCCACAAACAGAAGAGGACGAACAAGTTCTTGAAAATTTACCAACAGAAACAAAGGATCAATTAAAGAATAATCAAGTTAACAGTTTAAGCCTGCCACTTTCTCCAGATAAAGTTTCTGCGGTTTTTTATAAAAAACAAGATTATGAGCCGTTTGCAGTTCCAATGGGGTACCCAGTTTTAGAGGATATTAACTGGAAAGCGGAAATGAAAAAAATGGACATGGCAATCACAAGAACAATGCAACAAGCAATACTTCTTGTTACCATGGGTTCAGAACCAGACAAAGGAGGAATTAATCAAAAGAATTTAACTGCAATGCAAAAGATTTTTGATAACGAATCCGTTGGAAGAGTTCTTATTGCAGACTATACAACAAAAGCTCAATTTGTAATTCCTGACATTGCTAATTTGCTTGATCCTAAAAAATACGCTGTTGTCAATGAAGATATTAAACAGGGACTAAATCATATTCTTGTTGGAGATGAAAAATTTGCTAATTCAAATATTAAAGTTAAAGTCTTTATTGAAAGATTAAGGCAAGCCCGAGAAGCATTTATAAATGAATTCTTAATGAATGAAGTAAAAAGAATTTGCAAGAATTTAGGATTCAAGAATTATCCTACTCCAGTTTTTGAGGATATTGATATTAAAGATGCGGATACATACACAAAAGTTTATACAAGAATGGTTGAGCTTGGAATCCTTACTCCAGAAGAGGCATTAAAAGCTATTGAAACAGGCAAACTGCCAGAAGCTCCAGATTCAGTAGAGTCCCAAGAGAAATTTAAGCAATATAGAGATCAAGGTTTATACGAACCACTAATTGGTGGTGGAGCAGGCAAAGAAGAGGCTCCTAAAGAAAATGGAAGACCAGCAGGTTCAGGAACTCCCCAAACAACTAAAAATGTTAAACCCGTAGGAACGGGAGAAGGGTACGCTTTTGTCCTAGAAGCGGTCAAAAAAAATATGATTCTTGCTCAAAAATTAGAATCAGAAATTTGTGCTAATTTAAGAAGAATTCACAAAGTAAAAAGAATGAGCAAAAAACAAAAAACAGTTGCTTCAGATATATGCGAAATAGTAATGGCTAATGAATTACCTCAAAATTGGATTTCTAAAGCTAGAGAATATTGCGAAGAACCAAAAGATAAAAATTTAGATAGAGTAAAACAAATACAAGATTTAGCTTTTGAACATCAAGTTGATAATTATGTAGCTACAATACTTTACGCAAGCAAAAAGGAAAATTAATATGGAAAATATAGACATGCCAATGATGCCTCACAATGATGGGGACAATAATAAAGAAGAAAATTCCGACGAAGTAGTAAAGGGAATGTATGGAGATTCAGTTGATGTAAACATGCCGAATATACCTATTCCTGTTGCTCCAGAACCAAATGAAGAAAAAAACAAAGACTTATGTGATGTATCTTTTAAATTTGCTTTTGTTGGCGCTGGACAAGGCGGCTCAAGAATTGCGGAATCATTTCATAAATTAGGCTACAGAAAACTATCTGCAATTAATACCGCTCAACAGGATTTAAATACGATTGAACTTATTGAAAATAAACTTTGTATAGGAGAAGGTGGAGCAGGAAAAAATCCAGAAGTTGCTGCAAAAGCTTACGGAAAAAGCAAAGAGGATGTTTTAGATTTTTTACGTTTTTCATTTGGAGAAGACTATGATAGAATTTTTGTTTGTGCTGGA